TCATTAGATCTCCAAAGTTTGCGTTGTTTTTTGTATTCTTCATTGTTTGCAACGATGTCACGTACTCTCTTGAATATCTGAGCACTGCGATTATAGTCGCAGGTCCAGTGGTCAGATTCCTGAGGGCGGACCTCACCATTGTCATCATACTTTTTACCTGAGTGATGATTAGCATATCGACGAGCACGAGTAAACCCCATCTCCAAAAACTTACGACACATATCCATACCTACAAAGTCTTTAGCGTCTCTGTAGTCAAGATACATGGCATAGATCTTGTTACTAGATGTCACTGCTTCATCGGGAGTTTTGAATCTCCAATGAGCACATATATCGTTAGTATAAGGGCGAACCAGTAGAACCCCTTGCTCGCCTCTTCCGATACGATAAAGTTCGTGAGTTTCTGGATCTGTAAAGTCAAGTTCCTCGTAAGGTAGTTCATAGCAAAATTCAAGCATGGGTGTCGTGCTCGCTGTCGCTATCCTATCATGCCTTGGGGAGGGAGTCAAGCTTCTCCTGGGTCTCCTTCTCCTCCTGCAGGACTTCACCAAAGTTCTGTAAGTATGCTTTCATTACTTCAGGTGCTGCATCACCAAATGCAACTACACTTGAGAATGGAATAGCAAATGTGTTATCTTTACATGCAGGCATCCACACAACATAATTCATGTTGAACCTAAGAGGTTCTCCCTCATCCTGTGGAACAGGTTGCATGACAATACTATATGGATAAGAGATTTGAAACCCAATAGGTTTATCATTGTCATCTCTTAAATCTTTAACTTCAGCGACAATTTGTTCGCCAGATGTCATTCTTAAAACTTTAATGCTCATTTGAATCCAATGTTAAGGTTACAAGCAAATGATATTCTATCATCATCTGTGTTATTTGGCATCACTCTATGAAATACTGATGATGGAAACAGAATAAATCTACCTTCAACTGGTTGTATCTCATGATATAGTGATTGTTCTTTACCATCAGTAGCACCCAACAGGTAATCAGACCACTGATATTGATTAGGATGCAACAATACTATATTACCAGCATCACCCTCAGGGACATGACAGTAGAAAACTCCTGCCATGTGTGATCTAGGATGATCGTGGTAATCGTTGTATGCTCCTCGTGGATTTATATTATACCACAAACTTTGAATATAGATTTCATTACCAGCATTCAACATAGTTTGTCTCATGTGTGTACAGATATCAGCTACGATCATTCGCAGCGTCTTCTGCATTGGTGGTACAGGAGGAGATTGCCAACCACCAGCACGATTAGAGATAACATTTGTTTGTTGCTGTTCTCTGAGTGTGTATATCTCACTCACAAACTTCTTTTTAATGTCAGCATAAAACGGCACGTCATAATGCAATAGAGGACATGCAAACAATTCAGTTTTCTTCATTATTATTCAGTAGGTGCAGTTACCAATCCGTCCGCTAGTAGTTTTCTTGCAACAGAAACGATGTTATCATACTCAACACCGTCCATCACAGTGAATGGCGTCTGAGTTACTGCAGGATATAATTCATCAAAGTCTGCTTTTGTAATATCTGTACCAATCTCTTTGTATGTTGTGGTAACACTGGTAGCTCTATCCATCAATGATTTGATGTGACGGCATCCGAGACAATTTGGTAGTGTGTATACTGTAGCTTCCATGGTTAATAATTACTCCAACAAATACCTTGTTTATCAATGACGACACATTTGAAATAATATTCGTCAGATAGTTCTCCAAGTTGATCTTTCTTAGGGAACCATGATGATGCATTTGTTATTGCAGCATCATCGGTACGATACTTGACAATATTATCATTCTTCGCTTGAATAATCAATAGAAGATCTTCTGGAAGAAACTCTGCATAATATGCATGTACAGCAGATACTACTGCTGCGTCCTTACAATCATCTAATTCCTTATTAGTAAAGTAGACAAATGCTGTATCATCAATCGCTGCAAATTCAGAGCAGAGATCAACAATATTTGTAGAATCTAATACTTCAATCATTCTGATATCTCCGTACTTTCAGAGAGGGCAAGTAGCATACTATCAACAAACTTATCACTATCAGTTGCAGGATCGCCAGTTCTATCATCAGGTAGATGATTAATTAATTTCTTCATCTCTGCTTCAGACAGTTCTGGTGCCTTGAATACAGGCAATGCTGCCATCTGATCACGATAGTTCTTATAGTTAAGAGGACCAGCAATACCCTGCTTGATTAGTAGATATTGAATCATTCTTTCTTTGAAGTGCATGGTAAAGTATCCAGCTAACTTCAGTTTCTGATCATCAGTTGCCAAATATGCTTCTTCTGGTTTGACAGGAGCATAGAACTTCTTATAGTCTTCAGGTGAAATTGGGAATTTTACATCAGTTGGTTCTGTATATTCAGCAACTTGAGGAATATCTCTCAATGCTTGTCTATAAGTTCTCCAATCTGCCAACTCATCTGCATCAGTGATAGGACTATCACCACTGAAGATATAATCACTATCTTCCAAGAGAAAGTTTCTTACTAGTCTAATACTAAACCAAGATACTGTTTTAGTGTCAGCATATGCTTGCTGCAACTCTTTCTGGAAATCTTCTCTCTCAACACTATCAATTAGATAGAATGCTTCCTTGAGTTTCTCATAGATAGCAGTTGCTTCTGGAACGTCATAGACTTCCATTTCATAATCTTTCCACTCATATTCATTAGTGGTAAAATTCTTGACAAACTTTCTTCTCCTCGCAAGGAAAGCACCATTATCATAATAGTGAAAATTAATTAGTCTATCTTTATCAGTATCCCAATTAGGATACAAGAGAGGAAGAATTTCATCCTTCCAATATGTGTCAGATATTTCCCTAGTCACTCCACGGTAGTTGATTTGCTTTTGAATAGCATTCAACTGTAGAGCTAGATTAGGAACATTTGACTCTGTTACGATACTCATAGCTTTGGTGCTCTATACCATCCCGTCAAGTATATTTATCAGAATGCCTTGATTAGATGTTTAGTTAGTGCATATGGTTCAAGCAGAGGAATTGGATCCTGTGGATCGAGATATGCTGTTGGAACTAATGGAGTACCAGCAGTAAGATTCAATGTGACATCATCTGGATCAATACCCGCTGGATATTGTGCTCCATTGTCACCCTCAACAGTATATGTTACTGTTCTTGCATCACCACTCAATTCACCTGCAGATGATTGAAACTGAGTTTGGTTAATAAACTTAGATTCATAGATGAAATCAATAATACCATAATGATCTGTATTTCCTCCATTATCATTTGTTCCTGCAGCAGTATTCCTCTGTTGCACAATTTTAAATCTAACTCCAGGTACTTGTGCTCCTGATGGTAAATCAATAAAATAACTATACCATTTAGTTGGAACTGGTCCTGATCCATTACCATCATAATCACTAGCAATTTCAGCATCTGATGGTCTTGGTACAAGAACACCAAGGAAGTTGCTTTCAGGGAAATTCAAAGAATTATCAGTATTATAGTATACTCTCAATTCATCAGCACTATCATCAGGACGCTCACCACCATTAATATTGTTACCTCTTGCTGCCTTGACTCCAAATTTCTTAATATTGGTGCAATCAGTTGCAGTAATGACAATGAATCTTTCTAGTTCTGTTCCACCAAACTTGACATAATTTGTATATGCTGTTCCGCCATTGCCAAGCGCAAGACCATTAACATTATCACCATTAAGTGTAGATGTTGCTTGAGATCCACTAGCAGCACCATGCAAGAATCTAATAATTGGTGGAGAAGTATAACCAGATCCACCTGTAATTAAACTGACACCATTAACAACACCACCACTAATGGTAGCTACACCAGTTGCTCCTGATCCTGGTTGATCACCTTGTGCCTGAATATCAAGAATTGGTTGTTGATTGGTTGGTAGTGCAAAACCACCAGCAGTTCCTACTCCAGTACCACCTGCATAAATCTCAATACCATCAGATGCAGCAACAACAACATCACCAACAGTAATATTTGTACTGCCCCCTTGATATGCAACGATAGTAGCTTCTCTGATTAGAATACTGCCATCAGATCCTGCATCACTAGTAATAGTACCTGAATTTTCTACCCAGTTGATACTACTATCAACAGTTCTGTTGAGACTATTTGATACACTAGCGCCACCTGCACCAATAGTAATAGTTAATGCTGATGATCCTGATGCTGTAACTGCTTCTGGGAAGATAGTACCAGCAAGGTATGCTCCACCGCCACCACCACCTGCTCCTGAAGAGTAGTAACCTCTGTTTTCATTTGCATATCCAATAATCTTACCATCATTAGTACCACTACCACTACCATCATTTGTAGTGCCATGGTTTACATCACCAGAAGAATTTAGTGTGAAGAAATCAGATCTAAAACTAGACAATCCTCTTCCTCCACCATATCCACCGCCGTGACCGCCTGAACCACCGCCACCGCCGCCATCACCGCCACCGCCGCCAGCACCATCGCTACCACCACCAGCAGATCCAGTTTGTCCTGCTTTACCAACACCTGATCCACCGCCGCCACCGCCGCCGCCTGTGCAACCATAGTTACCACCAGGACCGCCAGAACCAGAGAATAAAGATTGTGATCCTACATTTTGAGCACCATCAGTAATATTATTTGGTCTTCCATTGTCACCACACTGTCCTTCACCAGCGCCGCCTCCGCCGCCTCCGCCGCCACAACCAGCGACAATAACAGTAGTTCCACCACCTGATGTAGTTGTAACGATACTTCCGCCGCCACCTGCGCCACCATTTTGAGTGTGACCAGAACCACCAGGACCACCAGTAGCTACACCATACGTTGTTGCTCCAGATCCAGCACCAGGATATAGTCCAAATACTCCACCAACTTGACCTGTATTAGAATCTGGAACAATTGACAACTCCATATATTTGCCATTTCCACCAAAACCAGTAGTACATCCTGCAGGAGCGGTTCCAGTCCCTGCTCCCTGATTCTGACAATTATTTCCTCTAGAACCATATATCTTAACGATACCACTAACAACAGTATATTTGTTAGGATCCGTTGGTGTGATAGACCAAGAAGCAGTTTGAGGATAAGTTACTGATTGAATAGAACCTCTTGCAGATGCAGCAACTGTTAGATATTTTCCAGCAGAAGCATTCAATCCTGGTCTACCTTCCCATAGATTTCTTCCAGTGACAGGATCTGTAGGAGGTCCATCAGGATTAACAGCAAACCATTGTTTGTTATTAACTCCTGGTCCACCAACATAATCTACATCAGTTGAAAGACTTTGTTGACTAACACTAAATTGTGATGCATAAGTTCCAGTAACAGTAGATGTTCCACCAGCACCACCGTTTCCTTGTGACGATTCAGTTGCAGCATTTCCACCCAAACCACCACCTACAGTGAGAGTTAAAGGACTACCATCACCCAATTGTACAACTGTATCACCACCAGCATTACCAGCTTGTGTATAAACACCACCAGATCCAGATGCACCATAAGCAAAGATTTGAATCTCGTCTACATTGACATCTAAACTATATGGATATGTTCCAGCAGAATTAAATGTAGTATCCTCATAGTTATAGACGGGTGTTCCCTCAGTAATAACTTCTCTTCCACCAATCAAACTTCCTGAACTGAACTTTTTATGAAGCGGAAATGGTGTATATGTGACAGTTACAAATGTACCAGAATTACCAGATGCGTAGTAATTACCATTGTCTTTTAAGGTTCCTGGTCCTGAGTCTCCACCTTGCCAGTTATAAACGTCATATGTTGCAAGTGTAGATAATCCAGTCAATCTCTCTTTTGAAAGAGCATGGGAGTGTGTTAACTTGATATTACCAGATGGATTGAATGGAGAAATTCTACCTGTTCTAGTTCTATAACCAGTCATAAATGGATCAATCTGAACTGAGGATCCTGGGAATCCTTGTACTTGTGGTGCTTCAGAGTGATATAATAGGTGAGAGTGTACAGGAGGACCATCCAAATCGTTGTCATTCAATGTAACAGTAATGGTCTGTGATCCAGTAATTCTACCATTTGTAGTTCCAACAACACTAGTATATCCTGTAGTTCTTACGTTACCAAGGTTGAAGAATGCTTTCTGTGAGTTCTTATCAAAATACCACTGTCCACCAGTGTTTCCAACAGTAGAATCTACGTTAGCAATAGTTGGAGTTCCAGGACCATAAACTGGTCCTACACCAACAATCTTTTTAGCAAGTAGATCAGGAACCTTAAATGTTCCCATTTGAGGATCAGGCCAAAACCTCATTACGTTTGTAGGATTGATTGCTGCAATCTGTCCAAACTCGTCAATTCTTACATCTGCAGCAAATCCAGCACCACTACCAGTATTAGAAAGTGTGATAGTTGGAGCACTAGTATATCCAGATCCAGCAAATGTTAAATTGATAGCAGTAATCACACCACTCTCAACTACCGCTACTCCAGTAGCTACGACACCATTACTCAATTGTGGAGCAGAAAATGTTACATCAGTGCCACTATCATAGTTGCTACCACCATTAGTAATATCAATACCATTACTTGCAGTGCCACCAAATTCATTACCAATTTGCTCATACAGTAAAGGATAATCAATGATATTATACTCTGTTCCATCACAGTAAAGATATCCATAGTATTGATACTCTGGATTAGCTTCAGGTTGTCCATTACCACTTAAATCAGTATATGCAGTTACTCCATTAATTGGTAGTGTAGAAGGGACAAAATTACTATCATAAGAATTAGAGTTCTGCTTCGTTTTAAAGACGTTGACAACAGTACCAATAGTTACAGTGTCAGGACCCTTTTCCTGATAGTAATTTCTTCTATTGTTTCTATATGCAGGATTTACCATCTTACGTCTTGATTAGATATTCTAGAATAATAAAAGGAGCACTAGCAGCATCAATAGAAGCTACTGTGCTAGGTGTTAGTGCCACAGTAGTATTTAACGCCTCAGGACTGAGTAAAAACGTATCAGTGACATATTTGAAAGAGTGATCTTGTCTATCAACGACAATTTTGTGATTGTGCTGCGTAGGATCTCCTTCCACTTCATTTTCTTCAATCTCAGTAAACATGTTAGTTGCCTGAGGATATGACTCTTGCTCTGTAATATTTGAGTTAATAGGTACTACATCAGATAAAGGAAGTCCTTGCCAGTCATAAGGAACTCCCTGTTTTCCTGCTTGATATGTTACTGGTGTATTACCAGATGTATTCCATGTAGCACCAGAACCAGAATACTGACAACCGCCCGTGAACAAAGAGAAATAGTTAGCGTATTCAGTTCCCTCAAATCCAAAGTAATCTTGACTCAAGTCATAAGAAACCTGATCTCCTAGTAGACAATAACATCTTAAATTTGCTAGACTACAACCACTATCACAGAAGTTATAGTAAGCAGTGTATTGAGTACCAAGAATTAGGTTTTGTGATGTATTTGGTGTACCAGCTTTACCACCAGAGGCAATTGCCCAACATGCTGGTTGGTTACTTCCAGGTCCTTGACCACCATCAGTGGCATCTAACCAGTCAGAAACAGGAATAGTAGATGCTGTCTGGAAATAAGATCTACCGCCTGGTTGTTGGTTACCATCAAATGTCAAGGATGTATCTTCAATAAATCCACCACTAAATCCAATAAGAACGATACCTGACATATCATATCCATTTGGGTGTGGTCCTGGTGGTGGTTGATATCCTGGATCTTCTGGATTACTCTCCCAAACTGCACCTGTTTGTTCTCCACCACTACCTACAGTACCTGGGTCAGTGCTATCTGCACCACCGCCACCAATACTCCTGACAAGTTGAGTAAATGTTACAGTAAAATCATCTCCTGTTGAATAACTTCCATCCAAGAACTGAGCAGGAATAGGATATGTATTAGGAACCCACTGTTGATACTGAGCATCATAGCTGGATGTAGTTAATCCACTCTCTTGTCTAGATGGTAAGATAGGACTTGGTTCTGTAGTTCCATCTGGCCATGTAATGTATACACCCTCACCAACATTGTTAACACGCTCACCACCATTATTATCATTACCCATGATAGATGTGATGGAGATTAAAGTATACTGTGCGAATGGTACAGTAACAGTCCAAATTCTTGGGTTTTGAAGACTACTAAATGGTGATGTTCCACTTGTTCCAAATGCAACATAACCAGATCCTACTCCTGGGTTTGAGAATCCACCAACTTCACCACTTCCTGTTCCAAATCCAACGATTGCAGTTCCATTGAATGTGTTGACAACATCATTACCACTAATATCATACGAAATGTCTGGTAGTGTAATAACACCACCAGTATTTGCGGATCTTGGTTCAATTCTCACCCTTGTAGTGGTAGAGAAGTGCATGTGTGGGTGAATACCTGCGTTATCAACTGCTTCAATATCAGTATACTTATCGTTACCCCAAGTCCATGAAGGTTTTCCCTTCAATGGAATAGTTTGAGAAGGTACAATAAAATTACCAGTATATGTTACCTCAGCAATTGCTCCAACGTTAGAAGTTGCTGCAATACCAATACCAGATCTTTTGATAAAGGTTCCATTCTGTGTTTCTTCCAGAATGTTATTGAACACACCAGAGTCTGCTGGCGATGGTCTTGGATACTTAGATCCTAAGTCTGGGACGACAAATTCATCATCACCAATAGTACCAATAGTATCACCGTTCTGATCTACTTTTCTGAACTTTGCCTGCTCTCCTGTACCACAAATTGCTGCTAAATCTGGATAGTCATTAGCATTATATTTCCTTCCATCACAACGTAAGTAACCTGCAGGTAGTTTAGCTACTGCGTCGGGATTGTTAGGATCGTTTGGAGATAGAACTTCAACTGGCCAGGTAATCACACTACCTGTTAAAGTACCGTATTTACTCCTCTCTTTTCCGTAATGTGCTGCCATTAGAAAGCTCTAATTATGAATACAAAGTTCTGCGAAGGACAAGCAATATTCGCTGATATATTTAGGGCACCTTCAATAGTCTGAGGTGCAACATCGCCTTTACTAATATCGTTTACTGGGTGTGTAGTAGGTCCTTTTAGGGTTCCACCACCCATAATAATTTCAAAACTACCATGATTATGTGATCCAAAAACATTACCTGCTGGATCTTGTGCAGGTGGCGTTGCATTCATAGTAGTTGGATATGTACCATGTCTGAAGCGAATATCAAGAGTTGCACTACCAGCACCAAAAATAGATCTATCAAGTTCTAAAACATATTCATATGCTCCAGACAATCCAGTTCTAGAGATTCCTAGAATTTGTGTGCCAGGTCTGATATAAACAGATCCTGTAGTTGCACTGGATACTATCATGTTAGGAACAACACCATCATAGTTTGGTCCAATACTTGTTCCTGCAGGAATTGTGATAGTATTAGATCCACCAGTAACAGTAAGGTTAATTAAGTAAGCATTTGCTCCTGCTTCTGGATCATCTCCGAGTCCAGTAGGTCCAACTGATCCACCAAATCCAAAATAGTTTCTCCTATTTGTAAATTCTTGTGGTCTTGGGAACATACCAGTCCATGCTTTTTGAGCATGAGTAGTTACAGGTGTACCAGAAAAACTACTTGTATAAGCGTTGGGTGATTGATATGTTACTTGCTCAACATTACTTGGTGGAGTCTGACTATAATCATTGTCACTATCATTAAGAAACTCATTAAACTGAAACGTTTCAATCAAAGTATTGTCATCAAAATATGTAATCAAACCAGCACCATTACACCACGTTGGTGCTTCACCAGGATTATTCAGACTAGCTTCGTACCATCCAACAGTTCCACAACCACCACCAATACTCTTGTTTCCACCTACGCTCATACTATCTGGAGCAAACAACTCGGGTTGTGGTCCACCTGCCAATGCTTTTTCATATGCACCAGGATGTCTATGATATGGCATATGGTTGATACCTAGTTTTCTAGGATACAAATATGTTGTAGTTGTAAATGCAGGATCACTTACAGTAATATTTCCTCCTGCTGGTCCATTGGTCATTTTACCAACAAAGTTGATATCGATATCAACAGTAAATGCCAGATCTGTATCAGCACTAAGAAGAGTATTGATAGTTTTTGTTAAACCATCGTCAATAACTAGGGGTTCTCCTTCGTCATCAACTAGTTTAGAATAAGCATCTAATTGTCCTGCATTATATGGTGCTTGAGTAAGCATGAATGGTTCTAAGTCCATCATAACTCTCCCTGTAATATCTGGAACTTTAATCGTTCCAAGATAATGCGGAAAATCACCCGTGACAGTAGTTCCACCATAACTATTACCCAAGACAGATGACAACAGGGGGAATCTATCAGCTTGATAGACTCTCCCGTCGCATAATACCCACCCTTGAGGTATGCCATCAATTAGCGTACTGGTGGATCCACTTCCCGCCCATGGCATGATGGTGCCAATTTTGGCGGTCTTCATCTTTTTGATTTGACCGTATGATTGTGCCATATGTTTAGAGTTCTACTAACCACCAACCACGGAGATTGGTTGGAATTTCTGATGCGTTTGGATCGTTTGGAGCATCAGTGTTACCAACAAACAACAGACCAAATGCTGCGTTTCTTGTTTGAACAACCAATTCTCCACCATCATAAGGAGCAACCAATAGACTACTGCCTGATCCAGCGGCAAGTCTGGTTCCTTGTAGATCACCCTGAATAGCAGTCGCATTTCCATTGATTGGAAGTGCTCTGATAACCAAGTTAGTGTTATAGCTTAAGTTGCCAGTTAGTTCTACAAATCTAATTATGTCACCAGTTACAGCATTACTTGGGAGGTAAACAACCATGTTACCACCAGTCGTTAGATTGACTAGATACTGGTTATTTGGTTGTAGTGGGTTACCAACAGTCTGTCCCAATCCAGTTGGAGATGCCTGAACATATGTCCATCTTCTACCACCATTCTTGTTAAGGTACTGACTAATTCCGAATGCATCGATAGATCCATCCTGATACATGATGAAGTCTTTAGGACCAGCTAATCCACCAGAACCTGCAGAACCTAGGTTATCAATGTGTAGTACAGGAATAGATGCAGATTCTGTCTCCTGGAGTTTACCCTTAATGTAAAGAGCTTCACCCATATCAACAGAACCAGTTGCTCTTTCTACCTTGAAGTTAAGTTCGTTAGAGCAAGCACCGTTTTCTTGACACTGTGAGTTGTATACTTGGAGGTTACCGAAGATATTGGCAAATCCATTTAGATACATGCCATTCTTGCCCGTTACTGGGTCAACAATCGCACCATCGCCAGGGTGACCATCATCGTTAGCAACGTTGAATACCAATGTTCTACCATCAGTACCATACATTCTGATGTTGCCACTGGTAATTTCTAGGTTGCCATGGGTTGTTAGGTTACCACCACCAAAGAACTTAGTAACACTACCATCATTGTTACGAACAGACTTAGCAAGTCTAACACCGAAACTAGAATCATTCTGTCCGTCAATGCTATCTGGCCAGAAGAGTTCAGTTCCGATTCTAACAATGTACTCATAGTCAAGTTTCTCGGAAACTAGATCACCATTGACCAGTTTCATACGAATCTTGTTAGGATTCGCATTTGGAGCTTCAACAATGATTCTTCCAGTAGCAGGAATTGCCTCACCAAGAGTAGTAGTTCTAGGATCTTTCTCTAGTTTAACAACAACATCATTTGCTTGCCAAGATTGTGGTGTCGTTCCTTCAGCACCTCTACCACCGTTAGGATACTCATTAGAAGGATAATCAGAGTTGCTTCCAGTTGGTAGATACTTGTAACCATTACCATCTTCATAAGGATTATCAGTAACGATAACCATTTCTGCCTTAGTATTAGATCCATCAGTGATTAGAACAAGATCACCTTTCTGGAATGCATCAATATCATTGACTGCAATGTTTACTGTAGAAGGAGATGGAGTTCCAGTCTGAACATTAGCGAAGATAGTCGTAATAGGACCATTTTCTTGGACAGAGAATGGATCTCTTCTGTATACATGTACGTCATCTGTTGTGCTGTGTGCCGCAGCAGTTGTACCATAGAATCCACCAACTGCAAAGATAGTAGCATAGTTACTTCCGAAGAATGCATCACCAGTGCAAATATCAATTTCTGCAGTCTTATAAAGAGAATTATTAAACGTTAGTTTAGTATTTGCATCACCTGCTGTTCCATCAGAACATGTACCATTGAAGTTGATGTTGCCATAGATGAACGTGGTTGTATTATCATTTCCAGGATCACCAAGGATAACACTACCAGTAGTAGAATCAACCTCGAATACTGCCTCTTCGTTAGCAGTGTCACAACCATTCTTAACGCTGAACTTCTTAGCTACTAGGTCAAGTAGAGAAGCAACTTTAACAACTTCACCCTGGTTGTCAACACCATCATTATTGGTGTCTTCACGACTAATGATAACATAATCAATTCCTGGTCTCAGGTTACCACCAAACTCAGAGAGGTATACATTATCTTGTAATCCAGAACCATCAATTGCTTGAGTAATCCAAGTAGCATCAAATGCAATATTAATCTTCCAGATGTTTGTAGTATCTGGGTGATTCTCCTTGATAGCAGTAAATGTACCAAGTGGTTGACGCCTTACCTTGAGGTAGTAAGGTGCTTGTTCTGCACCAGCAAGACCATCTTCAGTAATCTGTACAATTTCAGGATGAGTAGATCCAGTGACAGCAGTATCAATGATTAAACGATCAAGTGCCTCGAAGTATGGTGTAGGTTTGTACTTAACTGGTAGATAGAATTCGTCACCAGTTAGAGCAGGAAGATCTGCTCCTTCAGGTCCACCACCAACAACTACAGACTGATAATTAGCATCACCCCAAGGATCAGAACCTTGAGTATCAATTCTATTGAATCCTGCTGTTAGTTCTGGTGCTGATGGGTTATTCTCATCAACAACATCAACAACTAGAACGTTGACAATATCAATATTCTGATTAAATTGGTTCGCTCCAAGGATTCCACTAGCATGACTAATAATTGTGGATCCTAATTGTGCTCTATCTCCAAGGAAGGAGAAGGATGCAAATCCACCACAAAGAGTAATACTAGAGTTGAATCTAGAGCTAGCATCTACGAGTAGATTGTTTCTAATCTTAGTCGTACCGCCCTGACCACCAATGTTAATCTCAGATGCGTTAGTAGCAAAGTCTAATGTCTGAGTATTTCCAGAGAAGAACTTGACAATACCTGCTTCAGTTCCAAGAGTAACAATGTTCTCTGGGTTGGTTCTATCACCACCAAGAACTTTGTTAGCACCGAAGGTTACATCGCCAGCGAAGTTAACTCTTCTGTTACCAAATGTGGTGAAAGAGTTAGAGGAGTTGTTACCATATGCACCACCAATCTTGACCTTAGAGATGTTAGTTGCAGTGTCTGCAATATCACCCAAGAAGATGTTAGAGTGATCAGTGCTGTTACCAATGAAGATAAACTGATCATCTGCAGTTGCATCGGCAATCTCAACATACTTGAGACTGTTACCAATGTATAGACCAGAAGATGTATTTCTGTCAAGTACACCAGCAGTGACGCTCAAGTTACCGTTGAATGTAGTATCACTTACTAAGTTGAAGCTACCAGTTGTCTGGGAGGTTCTAATCTCAGCAACAGTGCCATCATCACCATTAACTTCGATGTCATGCTCAAAGCGAGCATCATCAGTAAATCTAGATGTACCGTCAACAACCAGTGCTCTGTCGAGTTGAGAGTTATCAACGTTAATACCAACACGACCACCATTTGTAGTAGCAACTCTTAGAACTGCCTCATCATTAGGAGCAGCACTGTCACCACCAACTAGTAGAGCGTTATCTTCTGCTGTCTTATCACGATCAGCGAAGTTAGTATGATCTAGGAAATCACCAGTGGTACGACCACTAATGAATGCAGTACCAACAACATCGAGGTTTGCACGAGGATCAGTTGTAAGGTTATTAACCCATGCATTAGTATATGCACTATGTGGAGCACGAGCAACAGTGTTGATACCTAACTTGTAATTACCAATTGTCTCGGTCTCAGTTCTAAGTGCTTCACCACCAATGACTCCAACTTCCTTGAAGTTAGCATTAGAGAACTCAATAGTTGGTTCATCTGCACCTGTTGCAGTTCCAGCAATGATATTCTCCCATGGCTGAGTATCCTGAGGAATTTGATCGATTACTTGGAAGTGACAGTAGTTATTAGTAGAATCGAATGGATCACCAGGTTTGGAAGCATATACCTGCCATGTTAGGTTCAGTCTAGGATCATAATAGAAGTTCTTGATTCTAATCTGAGAAGAGGAAGTAATTCCGATATCAGTGTTAGAAAGAGCAACACCACTATTGAAGTCTCTGAAGGAGAGTTTAACAACGTTAGTGCCATCGAACTCAATGTTATCAATCTGATTGTTAGAAATCTGAGCGAAGTAGTTTGCAAGTACCCATGCAATAGATCCACTCTTACCAACTTCACCACCCTTGAATAGGGTATCACCAGGAGCAGCAAGAACACCGCCGTAATTGACAAACTGTGCTACATTGATTCTAGAACCACCATTAGCAATCAACGGTGACTGGTTAGGAGTAATATTAGTAGCAACACCAGCAACAGTATGGGTCTGGAACATATATCCCTGACCATTTCCTCTTGCATTGAACTGGAAGATAGCAGCACGAACTTTGTTCTTACTGATTCTAATGTCACCCTCAGTTGGAGGAGCAAATGCAGTTCTGTCTAGACCTTCATCTTGCTGCAACTGAGTTACAGGATCGACAGAAGATACATTAGAACGGATGATCAGTGCATCTCTTGCCTGTGTTAGATCTTCATCCTGAATTGCAATAGTGATTGGCGACTCAAATGTGTTGACTAGTTCTCCATCACCACCAACAACTGTGATATTCTGGTTGAATGTTACAGGTGTATCGAAGGTAGTAACGAGACCGTCTAGTACATCATCCTCGTCTCCATCATCTGCAAGCGTTGCCTGATCGATGAATGTTTCCTCACCAGTGATAGCGTTGATTCTTCTGTTACCAATGTACAGGTCACCCTGAGAGTTGATACCAGTGTAGAAGACGATACCAGCGTCTTGTTTCTTACTTTGTGCGTAGAAGTCCTCTTCAGGTGTTAGGACAACTTCCTGACGTGCTGGGAGACCAGTGGAGTAGTTACCAGGACCGAAACCAAGGTATTCAAACGTGTGGTTACCAGCACGAGCGATAGATGGTCTTCTAAGTTCAACGTAATACTTCTTATCTGTATAAGAAACAGCACCATTACCACCAATAGGAATTAATCTCTGTTCAGATCCAGATGCAGCATTACCCTTTTGCGCTTGAATTGTATAATCGTTGTTAATAAATGCAGGTTGTTCTGTCAAATCTGCAACCATTTCTCTGGTTGTAGAGTTCTTAAAGTCGTTAACTGTGACAAGACCATGTACATAGTTGTCAGCAGCAGAGAACGCCTGTGGAGGATCAATCAATGCAGCATAGAGATCTTTTTCTTCCTGGGTTGTACCCGAGTTCTTAAACCAGAGAGGATCGTTTCTATAGTTTAGAGGATACAGTTTGCTAACAGACTGAGAGAACTTAAACTTCTTAAAGTTGTTAGTTACACCAGCACCAGTTGGGAATGGTGAAATATTACCACGAAGTGCAGTTAGGTAGTAAATACCTGGTTGCTGACCAGCAATTCTACGTTGTAGTGTCTCATATCCGAAGATATAGAAGGTATCTTCAATGATTCCTGCATCCTCAACACTGTCAACATAGTATTCAACACCAGCGTCGTCTTGAATACGATCACCAGGAGTGATGGTATAAACGTTAGCGCCGTTTTGCTTGTAGAAAAACTGGGGATTATTTTTTGCAATTTGGGTCTTCAGAGGTAGGGATTTGCCCATATCCTGATCCTCAAGCATGTCAGCAAAGACAGTGCCTTGAGTGAATCTTGTGTTAGCATACTCACTATACTCAAGAATACCACCACGGATATTCTTGATGATTAGATAGTGCTCACCATTTACGGTGTAGTATGCATGAACATTAGCTAGACCAGAAGAATTACCAGCGAAACTAATAGCATTAGGATCTGCTGCCTGATTATCAACCTTACTAGTTACAAAATTACCACCCTGAGGAGAAGTGATTTTGACTGTAGTAAATGTTTCATTTCTTAGTCCAGGGAAGTTTCTGGTGTCAACAGAGTGATCAAATAGTGTCAGTTCTAGATACTCAATGTTAGGATCTAGGATATCAGCAACTCTACGACCTGATTGGATAGTTGCTTGGATACCAGAATCAAATCTTGCAAATGCTCTGTATTCAATACCAGCACCTGTTTGATCTTTCTTAAATGGATCATAAGATCCAGTTGTATCACCAATGAATTCACTAGCATCAACTGGGTTCTGGAACCTAGCACCGTATACACTACCAACGACTGGTTTTAGTAGTACCTTCTGTGGTACAAGTTTACGAGTATCGTCAGTTCTAGTCTTAAGAACGAATCCGTTAATAGGATCTCTAGCATTCTCTAAGTATTCTGGAATGACAAAACGTAATTTGTATGTTCTGTCATCTTTATCACGTCTATCTTCTAGACGCTGATACCACATATCAGTAGATCTCTGTCTGTCAGAGTAATCAGATTGACTGATTCTCCAGAAAATATTGTCATTGAGAACAGATTGTGGTTCAGAAGATTGATCCTTACACTGAATATACCACTTACCACTACTAGTAGCTGCATCAGTATATCCTGGGTCGAAGCGCATTGGCGAACGACGCTTGTTAGCATAAACATTAAAGACAACACCTGCTTGACCAGACGCAAATGTAATTGGATTTACATTATTGATCGCATCAGCATGTGTCTTGTGTAAGGTTATGACCTTATTGTTCTGATAACGAGTGAAGAATTCAATATTACCATTGATTCTACCAATAGCAGAGTTCTGTGGATCTGTTACTGCAACTTGAGGATCATTTGCATAGGTTGTAGAAACTAGTGGTAACTGACCACCCTCAATAGCTCTGATGAATGCCTTCTGAGGTGTAGTACCAGCATTAGGAACATCAAAGATGTGGGATACATCAGTCATGATGCCAGCATTGACTGTGTTAGTCAACGTAGCTTCATAACCATGTAGATCATACTTGTCATCTAGTACAAACTGATAGAGATCGATCTCAACATCCTTGTCAATAGATTCTGTCTCAGATGCGTAGATATAGATACCTGCTGCAGCATTCTCTTTAGAAGTTGCAAGCATCAATCTGGTTTGATCACTACCGTTGAAGAATGATGTACCACCGTAGTTCTCAGGTTGTGTTACTCTACCAGGAGCAATGACATAGTAAGTTCTGTTTGTCTCGAAACCGTTAGGTAGTCTGACAAGACGCTTATCAACATCAACATACTTACCAGTTGCCTGATCAAAACGAGGACGTGGAACCAGTCTGACTGGTGTACCAGTTTCAAAGTCGTGTGGGTTAGAAGGACCAGCACCAGTAGTGTCAATTGTGAAGACCGTAGCTCTAGCTGCCAAGAGTGCAGTGTTAACTGTTTGTTCTTGTCTAGTAACTGTTCCTAGACCACTGTTAATAATTGTGGTAATATTACCAATAAGGGTCTCGATTGCATTAGCAGTATTAGAACACTCTCTATTAGTTGGAGAAACTGTGGTGTCTTGGATGACTTCTTCACCAGTTCCTTCAGGACCAACAATCTTAGTGGTAGGTAGTGTATCTGCCCAGATACCTTTCTCATATACAAAGTATAGTTCAGTGCTGCTGCTAGTCTGTAGAGCATTAACAGTGTTGCCCTCAGTTAATCTAGAACCATTGACACCAAGTTCAATCTGAGTGTTGCTGACGATACGCTTGACATATGTACCAGCAGGGATGTTAGATACCAACTGAGTTGCACCAGACTGTAAAAGTCCATTGACATATGCAGGATTAACTGGATCAGTATCATCATATTCTTTAACACTCATACCAATGATGATGCCACGAGTATCATTAACATCAACGATTGCACTACCAGCAGTTGTGGAACAGTTGTATGCAAGAACGTCGAAGTTTCTCATGGCAGCAGTTGCCATCTGTCCGACGTAATCCCATGCATCTAGAGTCTCGGTCTTCTCACCATCAATGTACTCTAGACTGTTACCAACGTAATATGCTTCACCTGCCTGAATGCTGTTAATATTACCACCAAGTCTGAGGTCATTAACAACAGCATCAACGATGTAAGTAACATCACGGAAGCACTTAGATGCTTCGTTGTTGATTGTAAAGTCACCAGTATTGAGAGGAGGTAGACCAGCAAGTGTGCCGCCAACGATTGCATCCTGTAGAATATCAAAGAGAACTTCGATAGAACTACGGACGTTAGCACAATCCCACTCACCATTGTTTAGAGGTGGTAGGTTGTTGAGGTTACCATCATTGAGGGAGTTGCATGTGATGTCAATCAGTGCGTTGACAGTAGCTAGAACGTCAGAGCAGTTACCATCAGCATATGCAGCAGGTCTGTACTTACCAGATGCTCTAGGATATGCATGAGTAGTTACGTTCTGATCCTTAGTACACTTGAAGATGAGAGATTCATCCTTAAGTTTAACGCTGGTTCCAACTGGTAGACTGTGGTTACCAATCGTTAGAGCAACAGAACCAGTAGCAGGATCATATACTGCGTTAGATACGTTCCACTCTACGAGAGGAGATGTACCAACGTTGATTGTAATAGAAGTTGCAGTGACAGAAGTTGGGTTAACATTCTGACCAGCAACAGGGTCAGATCCAGCACGAGGATAAGTCTTAGTGACTGCATCTCTACCCATGTCACAAGAGAATGTGAGGGAGTTATCATCGAGAGATAGCAGATCACTTGTAGTTACACCGTGTGCAGATCCGAAGAATAGAGTTAGATCTCCAGATGTAGCATTGTATGTTGCATTGGTTGGAGTAATCTGAGCACCGTTAACAACATTAACTGCGCCAGCAGCAGCACTTACGAATGTGTGAGGATAGTTACCACCAGATACTACAGCGCCAGCAGTAGCAGCGATGAATGTATGTGGGTATTGATCCTGTGATGCAGATGCACCAACGTTAAGTGTGATAGATGTAGCAGTAGTGCTAATGATATTAAGTGCCTTGTTCCATGCAGGATCAGGACCATCAGGAGTAGTTCTGGTTACACCGTTGAGGTTACCTACGCCACCATCATTACCGATTGCTTGAATGATGATACCCATGAGAGTATCAACAGCAGCGACAGCAGAACCACACTTAGGTAGTAGTTCAGTTGCATCCCAGTCTTCTACGATTGTAGTGTCAATGACCTGAGTCTTGGTATTAGCAGCATCAGTAGTTACAGTTTCATTCTTGATGACCTGCATTGCGATGTTTTTAGCTTCAAGCATTACCTTGGCAGCTTCATCACGCTCAGCATCAATGAATGTTTCTACAGTAGTACCGTCTCTGTAGTCATAGTTGGTGACATAGATCTTAGCAGCATCGTAAGTCTTGTAGTTACCACCAAACTTAACGTCCCACATGACTTCCTTAAGGACGCTAACAA